CCGGTAATGGCCTGCTTGGTGCAATCGATTAGATTGCGCCACTGCAGAAGCAGCCATGACGGCACTTAGATGGGGACTTGCGCCCCCACGACGGGTCAACATCTTGCGTAAACGCACAGGTGTAACATCGACGCCTTTATAGGCGTCGCACCCGCAGGATTCTCGAAAGAATCCTGAGACACAGCACTTTGACTGATTGAGCGAAAGCCCAAACAGTGGTAGGTGCTGCATAAGTAGGTCCGCAGAGGACCCCTTAACGATGATGTCGTCGCCATACACGTATACGGAACGCCGGGCACTCGCCCTGCGCATCCCGCCTACGTGCATGAGCACGGCGACACTGAGGGCATAGAAGACGAAGGACTCGATGGGAAAGCAAACTGCTGAACCCATGGGAGCAAACTTCTTCAATGTGATCTCAGTGCCATTAGGGAGTCGAGTTCTCGATGAACGAGAGGCTAGTAGCCCCTCTAACATTGGACAGTCTGAGAATAGAGCTTTGACAAGCTCCAAACTCACTCTGTCACTCGCCTCCTTCATGTCGAGCGTAGCCCAGTCTTGAGAGACGGAGCCAGCAAGGGCAAGCCCGCGATTTACCGATTGGTCCGTGAAATTCACGAACCCTTTAGTAAACCGATTGGACTCAAGGTGCGTAAGAATCTTACGCGCCAGGCCTTGTTGGATCCATTGGATCTCAAGTGGTTCCATGCTAATTAACCGCGGCCCTCGGGAGTCCTTGGGGACGAGCGTAACTTTTGCGCACGCCTCCTCCGACTCTTCGAGTTCCTCGATGTAACCAGGATCGTCAGCAATATGGTTGAGACCAGAAACAAAGTAGCCCGTAAAGGGATAAATTGTCTCAAGATCTCGATAAAGCCGAGAGAAACGGAGTTTCCGTTCTCCCAGCTCACCAGTAGCCACCGATCCAGGTCCATGCCCAGGCATGATATCACGATGATCAAAAGAACCGAAGACATCACACGTAAATCTACGTGCAAGTCTAAGAATCTTCTGACCCTCGGATGGCATCTCAGCCAATTCTGGCAGAGATCTATCAGTGTCGATAAAGTCTGCAATGACTTTTTCGTTCGTGGTATCATCTGTGGTTAATTCCAGTTTGTACATATAATAGTACAGCTGTCGTAGCCGCTTGATGCTATTTACGTCAGGATCCTTGCGGATCATGAGCGTATTACTCTCAAACACTCGTTCGATGAGAAACCCAAGAAACTTGGGTATCCCGTTACCGTCGGTTTCAAAACCGATAGTCTCAAACGCGCTTGTCCCGGATAGCGCCTTGTCAAGGCGCCGTCCGATCAGAGGCAAGGTTTTCGTAAGAAAACCAATACCTTCGGTAGTACAACGATGCTGGATTTCCCAGATATCGCGATCTACAAGCTTAGTGCTTAGAGCGTAGCATTCAGCTACATCTAAGTACAGCAGCTCATAGAGTGACCTATAAAGGTCTATGCTATTATTTTCGGCCATATGGCTCGAACATCATAGCAGCTATGGATTACTGAACCTAGACGACACTTCGCTAACGGTGTACAACGAGAGGCCTTTTGGGCCCCTATTTGCTTAACACCTAAAGCGGCACTGATGTCTTGCCTCCATTACAGGAGGCGACTATCAGAGAAGTATCAACATGCACTCTCGCGTGTTCTTACGAGGGCAAAAGTAAGAAACCTCCATGCAATCATTTTTGAACGCATGGCTGTCTCATACACAAATGCCTTAGCAGAACCAATCGAGTGGTAGTCCACCTGCCCCTTCCCGAGTTGGGAAGGAGGAGGTGAACAGGAGTTAAGCGGTATTTCTACCGGTTAGAGCTCCCCGTTGAGTACTTTATCGATGTGCCCATTTGAGGACGCTGTAATGAAAGTCGCGAGACTTACACACAGTGTCCGAATCTGAGCAGCAGTGAAGACACTCGATTTAGGCTGGTTGATGACCAGATAAACCGATGCCTTCACAGGCGTTCCGGTCTCGGAGAGAACGGAACGATCGATGCGTACCAGACGTCGGTCATTAACTAGACCGTCAATCTTAGTTTGGGACTTACTAATTGTAAGTTCCGTCTCCGTTCCCGCAGTGGGTTCGGTGACCAATCCCCTCGTCGACTTGACGAGGTCATTGCCACTAAGTGTG